AAACCGAAACGGGAATAGTAATCGGCTAAGTTATCATCTAATATATCCGCATATACATCTCCGCCAAATTCTATATCGGCTTGGGCTAACGCATATTCTACTAACTTCCCGCCAACACCTTGATTACAATATTCCGGTAATACATATAGATCAGATATAATAGCATCATTATCATTTGCGTAAAATTCGGCACCACCTAATGATATTACACCTATAAGTTTACCACGATTAAACGCACCAATATAGAAGCCTAATTCTTCTTCGGCGCACTCTAACATATGATCCAAGTCAAGATCAACAGTATGAATCATATTATCTTCATACTGTTCATAGAAATCTTCTATTTTAGTTAAGTCACGTGAGCCAAGATATCTTATCTGCATACTAACCCCCTATATCGCAATCACTGAATCTCGGTATTCTCTGTTGTAAGAGTATCATTTAAAAGATCAAATCCGGCACCATAGAGCATATCAGTCATTCGCATTACTGCTTCTTCATGTGTCTCACCAGGCTCAAGTGGAAGATATATGATTGGTCTAGCCTTGAGTTCGTTGTTAGGCTCAGCAACATCGTCAGGCATCCCGTAAAAAGGATCAGATGCACCATTTACCATGTTGGCCATATATTTAGGTTCAGTAGAACTTGCAACATATTCGTCAGCTATTTCACCGGTAAAGATCTCGCAACCGGGGATAGAGTCAACATAAAGCTCACCCCAATCATCATACTCATGCTGAATCCACCAGATAAATGTCTCGTAGAGGTCTCTGATATCTACGTTCTCAATATTTGTTTCAGCTGTATGCCAATCATCTTCAGAAACTCGAATGATAGGATCTCCGAAACTATTGAGATAATCCATAACTGCAGTAGCAACCTCAGCATCATTAAGCATTACATTATAGAAAGCTTCGCTAGAGATATCGTCAGCAGGACACTCGTCAATGAGCTCACCATTACAGAAGAAATGGACTGTCTTATCCGGATCGATCTCGGTAGCGCAAGTAATGCCGTCGCAAGCTTCAACATCGTCACAAGGAACTACATCACCGCCGGCAGTCTGACAATAACCAATACGATCAAGAAGTTCAGTAATCCTTGTCTCAGAAGGAATATCATATTGCTTCAGCTCATCAGTAGTAAGGAATCTATCGAGCCAAACGGCAGTGTAGTAATTCGGAAGATCCTTTACCTTAACAACGCTAACATCATCCGGAATAGTTCCGGGCCCAATGCCATGTTTAAAGATATAAAGATATGAGTCAACTCCAGGGTGTCTATTCATAAGAATAACTCCTTATTAATAAATATAGTTATTCATATTAAAGGTTTATCACTTATATTAACGACCTATCTTGGAAAATATGCCGTAATTTTTCCAGATAACAAGCAAAATAAACGGTTAACTCGAAAAAATCCTATAAATTTTTCGAGTTAACTTAGTCATTTTAGCTCCAACTTAGTCATTTTAGCTCAAATGATGTAATTAAAACCAATGTTAAAGGGTAGTCACATCAGACTACCCTTTAACTAATTTCTGACTAATTTCTGACTAATTGTTGACTAGAAATTACTGGAAATCAGGGAGACTAATGAAGCCTTTCTTATGCTTAATGAGATATTCGATAATGGTCCATCGAGATTTGGCATCATAGGAAGAACCTGGAATATCCCGGAAAAGATCAAGATCAAGCCCGACAAGGGAACCATCAGCAAACAGATGGCTAACGCTGGTATCAGAAATAACCACCACGTTATGCTCTTGATATACCTGGAGCTTGGCAGAAATTGGAACACCAGAAGGACTGATGGAATCTGAAGTTAACAATTGTGGGCCCTTAACCTCGTAAAATACCCCATTAACTCGGAAATCCACATATGTTACATGGGAAACATTATTATAGGTATATTCAATTGGAATATTGCGCTCAACAGATAATCCCAAAGATACCCAAAAATCATAAACTAATTTCTCCCAAGAACTATCAAGCGGAGTTCCGTCAGACCCACGAATGGCCTTACGAGCATCCCAATTTTTCCGCTGAATGTCCGGATTCTGTATAGGTCTGCGAACACCATATTTCTGGAGGCAGGTAGACTCCCCCTGGCGCTTGAACGCCTCCGTTTGAGTAACATAATCTACACCATATTTATCACGACAAGATTGGCGAACTTTGGCCTGGACCACTGGGGATTGAAAAGGATGCTCGACACCGTATCGTTGTTTACAAGTATTTTTAATTTTATCCTTTACAGACTCAGCTTGGCTAGCGTATTTAACCCCGTAATGCAAATAGGTGGTCTGTTCAGCCTTAGCTCGCAATATCGGACTCTGTGAGGAAGCAATAACTCCGTATCTGTCAAGCATAGTAGTCTGACGTTTTAATTCCGTACATTGTTTAGAACAGCAACGCTGAGAAGAAGATGGCCGAGCAATTACAAAAGGTTTCCCGCAATAATCGCAAGAACGATAATGTTTTCCAGAGCATACGCGCTGAGCGCATGCACTAGGAGTAAACTGTGCTCCACACAATATACAAATCTTATCCTTACGCTGATGGGTTCGTACACGAATTTTATATGGATGAAGTGATTTTAACGTAGAACTGATCTTTTGGCGAATCTCGGAATTTTGTGAGGACCACTCAACTCCATATTTAGTTAAATTGGTGCACTGGATTAGCTTATTCTTGCATTCCATAGAACAAGTCTGTGCGGGATTATCCAAATTCTTTAATTCAAAAGAAGTACCACAAACAACGCAAGTCTGATAATGAGGACCAACACAATAAGCAGACTTACCATTAGGAGAAGTAAACTCCTTACCGCACCATTTACATATTTTAACAGTCTCACTAACATGTTTAGCCCGCAAAGCGCTAGCACACTCAACAGAACAACACTTCTTAGGATCAGTACGAGCAACAGTAAATTCTTTGCCACAGACTTCACAATTACGAGTTTCAGTGGCATTTCGCATAGATAAATCCAAATCAGGATGTGCATTAACAAAACACTTATCAGCAAATTCCTGAACATACATCGGATTAGTAACTCCATACTTCTCAAGACAATTATCTTTTAAAGTTTGAGCACCAACGATATCTGCACATGCCTTGCAACAAGTCTTAGGAACAAACCCGGCCCTGAAATATATCGGAATAAGATCCATTCTACTACCACAATTAACACAAGTAGTGTAATGCTGACGAGTACAGTACACAGCTCTGCGATTTTTAATAAAAGATTTACCACAAAGAGCGCAAGTTTTACGCTTATCAGAAGCCACATTCAATACTTCCTGATCATATTCAGGATTTTCATCAACTCCGATATATCTACCCTGTAGGTCATCTAATAATTTGCTCATATGTGTATTATATCAGAAATCGCGTATTATACAAGTAGCAGGAAATAAAATAGGTAGTGGAATACCCACTACCTATTATAAAATTTACGAGATAAAGACCAAAAATTACTGAAAATCTTCAGGTCTCATGTAGATTGCCTTGGAGATAACCAGAGTAACCTTAACCTTTACAAGGTTGCTACCTGTCTGCTCCATTGAACCATTACCAAGATCTTTGATCCACGTACCGGGACAGCGTATCACGTCGCGAACGCGTCCCTGGCCATCATATCGTATTGCATATAATTGACGCATAAACTGGGAAGGGAGACCCATCTTCTCCGTCTGAGGATCGAAAACCTGTCTTCTCCAAGCTCTGAGGCTCTCAAGAACGTTAGGCTCGCAATAACAGTTAAGTGTCCAGTCAACGTCATTGTAAGAAACCTTACCCGGGAACTTGATAATGCCGTTAGCATAATGAACTTCAATGGTGTCTTCAGTCTCTGCAATCTCACCGACCTCGTCAGTAGACAAGGTTAAAAGATCTGAAAATTCTGAAGGAGTTGTACCATCCATATTGTAAATACGAAGTTCGAAGTTGTTTGTTGTTAAAGGTACATAATTGTCGATACCAAGCATGTGGTTGGTACCCATAGCAAGTGGGGTGAACATATGTTTGTTTTCTCCTTTTTGGTACTATTTTATGGACACATGTGTCCTGTTATTAATATAAAAGGTAGTTTCACCTTATATGTAGGTGACAAAGAAAATTAAAATTTTACGAGTTGAGATTAAAATGAACATTGTGAATCCACTAATCACATCTTCGGGATATAAATCATTTCTTGCACTGATCAACAATAAAATTGATATTGCGATGGATTGGTTGTACTCCAGGGGTATCAATTACATTCTGGATTTTTACCTCGATGGACATCTATATCGTATGTATATACCTAAAAAGGATGTTCTGTTAGATTTTGAATGCTATCCCATAGTTAATGATATGCATAACTATATCAGGATTAATTATGATACCGATATAGTTCAGATACTGGAGAGATTGTTCCCGGAAACCATATTAGACACTGATGAGTTGGATATCTGGGTGCTGAAGCAGATCAAGATCAATAAATTCCTCCGAGAGAATGACTCTTCTCCAGTATACGACAAGAATGTATTACGGTTAGCATGGGTTAAAGATGATGTGGTCTATCAATGTATGGTATTACAGGGAAACAAAGTAATCAGGAATGTAACCAAGCATAATCATTCCATTAAGTTCGGAACATATATGCTGCTCCGATATATCAATGAGGGATACGGAGTTGAGGATATAGAGATCCCTGAAACTCTGGATAATTCATTCTCTAATATGTTATATCAAATGTTAGGACTCCCATATAGAAAATCCATAAAGCGGAAAATCCTGTGGAGTCCTAATCGTGTGCTTTGGAGATCGAATGATCTCAATAATTATATCCCATTTTATCTATGCGAGAAAGTTATCTATACATATACGGGAACAAAGGTTACCAATCAACTGCAATGTCTACTCCATAGGGATAGTCAGCAACAAAGTCACCGGTATCTACAACAATAGCCCAGCCCAGTGAAGTCTCCAATACTGTTCCTAATGGCCTGATCTTCCAGTTTGCAGCTATCATTACATATCTTCCGAACATCTTAGCCCCGTCGTCTCTGACCCAGTAAGGATAATCTTCCTCGGAGTATCCGAGACTTCTCATCTTATTGATACAGCCCTGCATTGGGAGATTGTAATAAGTTTCTCTACCTGCCGGGCCCATATTACCACCAATTTCTTTAGTTAATACAGGTCCTTCCCATGTGGTAGGTAATTGAAACATCGGAGCGGCCTCTTCTAACGCTATCTCGTAGGCGTTAAGTTCTTTCTGAAGATCATCTACGTGATGGTCGTAGTTGTTAAGCATCTCTGCTTGTGTTATCAAAGCAACCGCCTGGATATGATTTTCAGACTTTAATCTATCTACTTCAGATTTAAGCGTTTGAGTATCATTTACATACGCCGCGGACATTACTTGCATATTATCATTAGCAATTGTAGTTTTCTGATTAAGCTCAGAAAGTTGTCCGTTAAGGCAGTCAATCCGATACTGTTGAACCATACAGTAGGAGAATGATAGCAACAGTATAAACAGTATGCCGGAAGACTTGTTAAATTTCTTATGTAACATCGGAAGAATTCGGAGCAGGGTCTTCAGTCTTTATATCAGAAGACATAACTGGGCGTTTCACATGTCTCGGAGTATATGTAAGATATACGCACCCTCGGGTAATAAGTTTCATTGTGGACTGATATAAAGCACCTGTCTGAGTGTACTCTGCAGCGGATGACTCGTTGGTAAGTCCATAATCTCTATCTACCTCAATGCCGAATCTTATCTTCCTGTCAGACTCATAAGGTAACTGAATCGTAAGGAAGAACATAGACATATATTTATAGAATAACTCTCGGGCCAGCTCATCTCTGTCTGCTACATTAGTAGATAAGATCCTCAATGTGTATTGAAGATTAACAGGAACGGCTCTTTCATAGTAGACATTGTTTCTGTCATTATCGAACACACAAGGTACTCCGAATCTTGCTCGGGTGAAATTATATAATCCGGTATCTATCGGCATATCATCTTCACGATGTAACAAAATCAGAGGGTATCCGATGGTATCATCCTGCATCTGGGCAAGGATTCCTGGATAATTCTCCGCAGTAGTTAAAAAGACGTTCTTATTGGCCTCATCGGTTAATGAGGCTTTGAGGTTATCAACTATGGCTCTGTCGAATAAGTACAGCAATTATTTATCCCCCGGATGATATGTTCCATCAACATCATTACCACGATAATCCGTGGAATCCTTGATGAAATGGCTAGACTTATTAAAGGTCTGAGAGATCTCTTTTCTTGTTCTTCCGGTGATCGGCTCATTATTAGCTACCGGAACTACCTGACATACAATGTGATCCGGAGCCTGAAGATCATAACTGACTTCGGTCACTCTAAACTTTCTCGGAGGAAGATCTGTGTATAATCCGGCAGTTTCAAAAATACTATACTTCTGAACCTTAGGAAGATCCCAGCTACAGTGAATTAAAAACGGTAAATCCTTATCATTATCCACTACCCAGCCGTATCTTCTGAAGGTCTTTACCTTAGGATTACCTTCAAAGATAACATGCGTAGGTATAGGTTCAGAGAATGAGTCTATTTCAGGCTCACCTTGTTCATTTGTCTTAGCAATGTTCGGGAACTGATAGGTTGTCGGAACACCTTGCATTTCGAGCGCCTCCGAGTATCTAGCTCGCATTAACTTTATGTCTGAACCTATTAAGTAATCACTCATTATTATTCCTCAAAATCATCTTCGTTTACGGGGCTAAGGCCAATACGTGGGTAAAATACATCGTCAGGACAGTCATTTATAATATCTACAATATAAGCATTATCAACTTCAGGCAATTCCTCAAGTTTTGCAAGTACCTCTGATATACCTGACAGATACTCTTTCCAATCTCCTGAACCGTTAAGTCCACCAGATATCTCAATGATAATAGTGCCGTATCTATCGTAATAGACACCACCTCTTACCAAATCTCCATCTTCACGACCAAAAGATTGGAACCATTCACCACCGTTTTCTTCAATGCTAAATCTACAGGTTTCTTGTAGATATTGGTCTGATATTATTTCACGAACATATTCATTCAATTCTTGTAATGTCATTGTTCTGCTCCATTATCCTCAATGATATCTTCGATATTAGCCACATAAGTGAGCCAGGTCCAATCGAATCCCCTGGTCTGCTCCAGATCCGTAAGATTCATTGCTCCGCTTTCTACAAGAGCCTTTAAGAAGTTACCCTTTGAGCAGGTATAATCGCTTGCGATCCAGTCAGGACATTTGGCCACATTGAATACTACGATATATTCGGAATATTTCTTTGTAATATTGTCATATACTAGTAGTTTTCTTAACTTATCGTAACCCAAATCATTAACTGTGATCAAATACGAAATCTGATCTCCACTTAAATGCTGGTTAATGGAGAATGTAACATCAAACCCAAACTTATAAAGTTCTTTGCAGATTTCATCTGTACTAAATTCTTTAATTATTCCAGAATCTGGGTCTGGGGTAAGTAAAGAACCACTTGAATCAATTAAGCAAGTAAATAAGTTGCCATATTGAGTATGGTTAACCTGAATGACTATCCCTGTAAGTCTATGGGACCCGTCATCGATGACCTGTTTAACTGTAATATACAGATCGACAGAATTATTCGATCTGCATTCAGTTAACTGAAACCAGTTTGAAATGTTGTACCTCAATGGTGTGCTCATGCTGATACCGCCTGATCTGCTGTTTCTTCCTTAGTACCACTCTCTTCGAGAGATTTAATATATCGTTTCAACTCCAATTGAAATGTAACAAAATTGTCTGAGGTCGTCTCCGGAAAATCGCTAAAGTATTTACCGATCTTATCAAGTCCAAGCTTAAAATACATGATCTTGATACTTACAGGATCGATCTCCGGATGTTTCTCACAAAAGATCGTAAACCTAGTAAGTACACTGGAGAATGCTTTGCGTACAAGCGGATCATCTCCGTTGTTTTTAAGGTCTGCAGCTCTCAAAGTTTTAAAATTGCGAGAGTTAAATCCCTTAAGCTCAGAAAAGAACAAATTTATCAATTCATTAGTTGTCATATATTAGAATCCTCCTCCTGCACCACCTTCAGGTTCGGCTGATACATCTACATCCCAATTGTTTACTTCAGATCCAGTTTGAGGGAATCCCTGTGTAAGGATCTCGGTTACGGCAGCCTGATAATTGTCAGAATTGCTTACACCTAATTGCTTCATCAAAGCAATAATCTGTGTTGCCTGGTTAATTGCAGCATCTCTCTTCTCGAAGAGTACCTGATCCATATTTGTAATGATAGGATTCATATTAAGAACGAACTTATCTACGAAACCGCTCATATTTCTGGATAAGAAATACTTATTGAGACCATCTCTCCAACCATTCTTATATGCAGTTTCGAGTCTAGATAACTTATTTGCATAAAGAGATGACCTCTGAGACATTACAGAACCTGCGTTACCTAAACCTTCAGCACCGGAGAAGTTCATAGCCTCCTTCGGGATACCGGTTACAGATAATTTCTTATTCTGATAGTAATCAAGCAGCTTGTTATCCGCCTCAGTTGTTTCTGCCATATTAAGATCCGTCACGGAAACTGGTGGCTGACCATTTACATTAGCTAAGTAAATCAGGTTATTAGGGCTTTGCGGGTTAACAAAACTCTCTGCACTGCCAGTGATGGTATTAAGCGCCAGCTGCTGCTCAACCATATCTTTGATTCTCTGCAACTGGACAGTAATCTCATCAGTGTCTCCAAGGTCACCGCATTCTACATTAAGGAACTTTACAGTCCTCGAAAGAGATGAAAGTAACAAGGAATCCTCTAAAAGACTTAATGTCCTTGTAGGTTGAACCGCAGAGTTCATCAACGGGTCTGCAAACTGAATATCGTAATCTATCGTAGTGTTATCTGAAGCATTAGCAGAGATGTGATACTTGCCGAGTAATCCACCCAAAGAAAAGTGAATGATGGAAGACTCCGGATATGATACTGCTGTACTTGTAGAAAATACTCCCTCATCATCGGAGGGCTGATAGATATACCCCTGAGGCTCACCGTGATACCACAAATGAATTATATCCTCCGGAGGGATCATATAAGACGGGACGATATCATAGTCAATATTGGGTAAGGTATTCTTATCTAATGCTGTCAACTCTCTATGCTGGTTTGCCCCTGGTTCACGATACATCTCTGTTGTTGGCATATAGAATTGTCCCACAGTAGCGAGCTCTAAAATGTGATCGTAAATATAGTTGTTTATGTTCCAACGCTTAAAACAATCATTTACTAAATCTGCTACCTGCTGATATTTCGGTTCAGAAGCTGTAGCCCAGATGATATCTCCGGAAGTATTAGGGGTTGTAGCATCAGTAGCATAATAAGATAATGCAGTACTGATCTGAGAATCCTGGGCAAGTGCTCTCATTACCTGAATCTGAGTACGAATATCTCCGATATCGGAGTTAGTCTTCATATCAGATATCCTATAGATTGAACCACCTATAGCCACCGTACTTCTTAATCGAGATACGGGTTTTTGCTTAGGTCTAAATAATCTTTCATACCAAGTTGCCACGAGAAAAATCCTCCAATAAATACATATCTATAAAAGGTTTATAAGAGGAATTTCTCAAGGTCCTCATCGATCTCATACCGAGCAAAAAATTCAGCTTCGCTAAAGATCGGGAGCTTGAGATCTCGAGCAGTGATAATTGCAGAGCCATCAATGCCGTCTTTAATGTCTCCGACAAGAATACACTGGACATATCTGTCAAAATCGGTAACCACGGTAGCAGAATAGCTCTCAAGAATGGCCTTAATGTCAGAGTGAGTGCCGTGTTTAAAAGTACCGGTAATAAATATCGTTTTATTGCGGAAGATAGGGGCACCATCAAAACTCATTACCTTATCACCAGTAGGTAATTCAACCTGAGAAGACTCTATTACTGTGTTCAGTTCTAATATGTTACGAGGGATTGAAAGCCAGTTAGCGAATCTGCGGGATACATTCATATCCAGCTCGGTATAGATCTGGATCGGGTTATCGAAATAGAACTTAACTGTCTGATAGGAGTTATTGCATCTGTTGCAGAATTTAATGAGCCACTGTTTGTCAACTCCGACATCCATAGGAATGCAGGCAAAGATAACTTCCCAGAGATTCTTCTGAATCTTGAGATCCCTATATTCCGGAAGCAGTAAAAGATCAGGGAAAATCTGCAACTCGGATTCCTTTACATAGCCGTCAAACTTCTCCTTGGTAAGAACTTCCAGACCCAATACCTTACAGAATCTTTCGATCCTCGGATAAAGAAGTGATGTGCAATATGGATCAGAACATGTCATATATCCAGTATCAGGAACTTCAAGGATCTTTCCGCAGGACTTGCAGACAATCCTCTTCGGGAGTCTGTCAGAATGATTAGATGACTTCGTATTGCTCCAGATGACGGTAGCACCATCAAGAATAAGTTGTGAACCTTTCTTAATATTATAGAATGCTGCGTCAGGGTAATTCATTGTTAATAACTCATCATCACCATACAGAACCCTGTACTTTACATAACCAGAGTGGTTTACATACTGGGTAGTATCTTTGACTGTGATAGTCTGCAAATTGATCGAGTAGAAATATGTTGGCTTTGTACCCTCATATACGATGAATCCTGAAATAAGCGGATACTTAAAGGGATAATTGAGCGTACTCATTACATAATCCTTGAGTGTCTTATCTGTGGCATCAGCAGGAACCATCCAAAGAGGGAGCATATCAAATCCGGACATCTTACCCCAAGAGTTTAACGAAGTAGGTGTGCTGACAGATGCAGCTCCGCTATCTAAATGACCTATATAGAACTTGTATTTGATGTTACCGCCGATGATGTCTTCAATGATTCTATCGGATTCACAACCGGGGACATCACCTTTAGGTGACTTGAATTCATCAGAATAAAATACTCCCCAGATTACAGAGTTAGTTCCTGTAATCTTGATTGTTCCGGGAACTAGTCCGTTATTTACTACGGCTTTTCTGAATTCATCAGGAATAGAATCTCCAAGAGGCTCGCCATGAGGAGCAAATCCCTCAAAGATACCATTAAGCTGTCCGTGGGCATCGTAACGTAATGTTACAAGAAGTCCAGTAGGGACAATGTAAGCGAATGATCCAGGTCTGCAAAAGGTTTTTGTGACGATCATAATGTGTTCTCCTTATAAATAAATATTAAAATCTCCGGTATGGCATACCAAACCCGGGGAGATTTCTCGGTTTTCCATTGGGCCCCAAACCATAATTTCTGGGCCCGTTAACACTAGTTATAGCATTAAGTACAGGTTTCATTTGAGGTTTTACTACATTTGCATGTGCAACTAATGTAGCCATACAACCACACAAAGCATCGGCGCAATCCTTACCAACTCCCTTTACATTGTAGCCATTTGCAAGACATGGCAAATTTGTAGAGTTAGATTTACTCTGAGGGGGATGATTTATGACTCCATTAACACGTTGTAAATTAATCAATTCGATTTCCTGTAAATCGTGTTTAATAAGATCAATTCTCTGATCTTGAAGCAAATTTCGAAGTCCAATATAAGGATCTTCTGTTCTATCTACAGACACTTTATCAGTAACAAATCCTTGCTGTGTCAAGTTCTCTCTAACATAAGAAGACTGATATTGGTCGGTAGATACTATTCCAATATTAAAACCGTTCTTCTTCAACCAAGTAATAAAATTAATTACTTTTTGGAAAGACATCCTATCCCCTCTTGGAGCACCTATTGCTACTTGGAATATCTCACGAAAAAACGGCATCGTTATTCTCTTCTCGGTAAGAGGATCAAAAACCACTTTATCTCCATCCTGTACACCACCGGCAATGCCTATATGGTCTGATACTTCTGCGAAGTCGATATGGATGTTCATCGGGAGTCGTTTAAGTTCTTTAGGGACAACTTCAGCATGGAAGTGTCTTTCCAACGTATCATTATCCTGAACCCCGATTTCATAGTAATCCTCGAAGAAAGGATTCTGTCGTGTTTCAGAAATATTCGGAGTAATCATTTCCTGTGTAATGAATCCCATGGCACCTACTACGGAGATACCTGCGATATCTCTTAAAGCAATATCATAATCTGCCTTAAAGTTAACCTTGTAATCTGCCGGAACTTCTATTACTTGATAACCCTCATCTCGATACTCTTGTAAGTGAAGTTCATCGGAATTTTCATCCGGCACTACGAAACCGCGCTTGTATCGGTCACCAACCGTAATATAGAACTTTTCTTTACCGAACCTATATGCAGGCAATACTTCCCATTGAGGTTTATCAAACAGATACATGTGAGTATTACCAGAATCCAGTTGTTTCTCTATATGTTCAGAAAGGTAATCGCTATCAGTATTCTTGGATGAACAGGTGAACAGCTTACCATAAATTCTACCATTAAGCATATATGAACCTGCGATACGAGAATTAGCAGTATCGTACAGATTCTTCATATGCTCCTTAGACTTAGTTATATCTTTTACATTTGCACGACTGAAGTTACACTCATCGATAAGTATTGCCCAAGTTGCACGACCTAAGATGTGAGCACTATCAGATGCAATAATAAATTCAGCACCGTTATCTTCCGGGGTATATAACGGAACCTTGGCAGTAGTTGAAAATTTGCCGTGTTTATTGAACCAAGGTGATAACTTGATTGTATTACAAAATTCTTGGAAACCTACACCCTTGGCTAAATCCTTAGTCAAATTAGCAAAAGCAATTAACGGTATCATCGTATTCTTATGGCCAAAGTACTTCGGAGCATTTCTATAACACATAACAAGATATGTCATATATGCCATCATTGATACTGCGGTACTTGTTTTACCAATTCGCGTTGCACCACTCAAAATTATTTCATAAATGTCACGTTGAGGATCAAACACTGTGTTATAAGCATCCCACCAACCTGGATATATTTGTCTACCGCAATCGTTAGTTTCACCGAGATATTCAGGGTCAGTTAAAAACCTATCTATACTGACAGGCACTTCTTTAAAATCCATAAGATATATGGTTTCAAGCGTTTCAGAATACCCCTTACTGGATAATTCCTCTAGTATCTTTATGAATTGTTTTTGCTCTAATGGTGTACTCTGGTTGAAGATACCCTGTATGCGTGAAATGATATCCTCACCATCAAGGGCATCACTCCGCACTAGCACTTCTGACATTCGTATCCTCGGAAGTATTTTCTACAGATTTAGCTTTCTTAGGTTTTCTGCCACGTTTCTTTGTAACCTTTTTAGGTTCGGTTTCCGTTGCAACCGGCAGTTCAGGATTAGACTTCCGTAATTCTGTAAGCAACGCTTGAGCACCATTGCGGATATTATTTCTTGATTCTTGAGAAATAATTGCAGCCCCGAACGAAGTTTCTTCAAATTCTTGAGGAGGAGCTATGCTCTCAATATCCATCTCAAGATATGGTTTGATCAGCAACTGAGACTGAACCATTGTTTCCTGAAGCTGTGCCTGGACTTTCATTAAGGTTAATAATGTAGCTGGATCATAAGAATCCATCTCACCGATATTAGCGATCATGGACTCATATAATTTATCTTCCAATAAATCCATCATCTCAGTAAACTTGATTATTCGTGCGATCTGATGATAGATACGCATTACAGTAATATTCTGGATAGCTCGTTTAGTGGAAAGAAGATCTGTTTTATTACAAGAAATAAGTGCAGACCGCATTTGGTCCACATACATCTTTTGTTCTTTTAATAAGGGGTCGACAGAGGAGAAATCTGTGTTCTCTGCTGGTTCTATTTGAGTAGTTGTTGTATCCGCAGAGAGAATATCAGCAGCAGCTTCCGGCGCCGGCTCAACGGTTTTGAGTTTTCTTGCCATAAGGTAACTGTCCTTTATGTATTTAATTTGATTTACCTATATATAAGGTTATAGCAAAAATAATGGGTAGGCTTGGATGCCTACCCACCACTTGATGTATAAAATTAGATATCAGCCACCCTTAATATAATCGGTGATGGTTGATAATACGGGAATGATCGCTCGATGTTAAACTCATACCATTCTATTGCGGAAATCTCATCAATGTCGTCGCTCATCAGAGCTTTGATCAATAAGTCATAGTCATAGACAAATCGGGTGAAATCATCAGTAACCCCAATCACTGCAGATTCTACATTATCAATGGAATAAGCTGTGCAATCGCTATCTCCGGTTAATTCCTCATAGGCTTTGAATAATTCGTCCCTAGTATTGAACCCGGCAGATTCATATCGATTGCTAGACAATGCGTCATATATTGCAGAGTCTTCTGCCGCATCAGTTTCTTCTGGTTCAGCGTCCTCGGCGCAGTAGCCAAAATAATCTTCAGCCTTTCTGACTAACTCCCTAGCTTCAGCCTCAGTAGTACAATCCAATAAATAAGACCCCAAGTCATCTGATTTAATGACATAGGGAAATGAGAATACTTTCATGGCAAAATCCTCCGTTTCTTGTATTAATCATAATAACGATTATTGCAAAGAAACAGTGAATCGTCCATACTACATTATTGATTGATTAGCCAATAATTATATTCACCATTAGTCTTAGGTTTTAAACAATGACCCGTTGCTGGCCGATGTTTAGTTGGCATCCCAAAAGAGTCTGTGTCGTCCTTTATGTCAAAACCTAAGGTACAAAATACCCTCATATTATGACCGTCTAAATCTAATAGAGCTTTACACCCCTTACATGTTCTTATCTTACTCATAGTTATACTGTGTATACCACCTGAGGAGCTAAAGCGTCACCTAAACCTTGTCTGTGACAAGTAGCAGGTTTAACAGGAACTATTTTACCGGAGGCTAAATGCCTAAGATGACCTCTTCGCTGCCAAGCTGCGGTGGTGTAGATCCTTTGAATATTTGCAGCGTTCACGGCCCTTGGCTTATTTTCTGATACAAATTTAATTGTGCCGAAATGTCTTTCCTTGCGGAGATCTGTGATTTCAGGATTAAGCATATACGCAGAACTGACTTTTCTGTGAGTGGTGGCTGGGGTAGCCTTCTGAGAGAGCATATAATTAATATATGTAAACATCTCAAAGAGTGGGCCCAGACTAACAAATGTCATATTATGCAGAGCGTTATCTACATGATCAGTCAGCGCCTCATCAATAAGGTCCCTTACCCAGGTCCCGTTTACAAACTCACCGGAAGAAGTCTCATATTTACCTTTCTTCCGGATCTTCTGTAAATCATGTGGAAGAAAATACTCATAGCTCTCAAGTACTCCGCCAACGTAATATGGCGACTTTAACTGCGCAGATAATTTTCTAAGCAATTCAGGCGAATTTAAATTTCGATAATTAACATAATCGGGATGATGAGAGATCATCTCTTGATGTTCCTTATCAGTTAAAACCTTAACACGGACTATCATCCGACTTGCCAGATACCAACTCCGTGAAAGTGATCTGGCCTGGGCAGCTAAACTTGCACTATTATCGAGGTCAGCAAAAAGGATAGGATAATGCTCCAAAGAAATCCTAAAGTAATCCTCAGCTACTTCAAGCACTTCCCAAGAAATGAATCTGCGCTCGCCGAAATCTACATAGGAACCTTTTTCAAATGGAGGCAATGCCGCCAGGCATCCATTAGTTATGCAGTATTCAACCACACCGTCGTTCTGTTCATGCATCATCTGCTCGGTAACACTGGAGGAATCGATAATATTTGCAGAGAAGAACTGAGCTTCTGACATGCCGCTAGTGTAGGTATTAAGCATTTTGGTGACACAATCAAGCACCATTGATGTGTGGTCAAATTCTGTAGACATAATAATTATCCTCTCTTGAGTTATTGATGATTATGCTTCTTTGTGTTTGTCTAAAAACTCCTTAATTGCAACTTCAACTAATCTGGTCTTCGGGATCATTGACGTCTTGGAATATGCATCCAGGGCCTCAACTACACTACTTTCCAGCCTAAATGAAATAGGTGTGGATTCTTTTGTCTTTACTCGGCTCATGCATAGCCTCCTTCTTAGTATTTCTTGTATGAGCATGGGCTCTCCGTCTTGTTTACATATACCATAGCATACAAGTAATAAATTTGCAATACAAATCAGACAATAAAAATACTCGTCGGGGGTCCAACGAGTATCTAATTAACCAAACAAATCGTACTCTTCACTTATATCATCAAGAACCTGCCTGAGCTTCCACTTGCGTTTTGGATAACGTTCCTCAATAGAAGGGAACGGATTAGGTACATTCTCTACCAAATATGGTATAGGATTATTATTAGGATCGTACTCAATCAGTATGTAATTATCATTAGTCTCAGTAAGTTCTAATCTTGAGCCATCTGACCAATGAAATTGCCAGAGTACTTTAGACGCTAAATCGGCATCAGCAGCTATGGGTTGGAACATTAATTCTGGCCCTTGAGATCAAACATTACTGTTGCGAGATTAGCAATGCTATCTTTTGTAAGATCTGATTTATCTCCAGACTTGCCGAGAATATCTATTGCAGCTTTGATGTGTTGGAGTGCTTTATCCGTTGCGGTAGAACCCTTAACATCTCCACAGGCACAAACATTATCTATATCAATGCCGGCGTCTTTTGCCCAAGATTCAAGAGTAGCCGTAGACTGATCTGCTACATCACTCTTCCTATATCCACCCTTAGCAACTAACGCGTCCTTTAAGCATTGCTTATAATCAGAAGTGTTATTAGAAGCCTTTACACTTGTCTTATTTGATTTAGAAATTCTCATTGCTCTTCACCTTCCTCTGTATTTTCAAACGGATTACTTAATGTATTTGCAGCTTCTTCCTGAAGTTCACGTTCTTCTTTTGTAGTCTTCTTGATATTTCCTATGCGGAATTTGCGCTTCTCGGCCGGAGTCTCTATGTCGTCTGCAGCAGCAACGGCCTTATCGGGAGTAATAACTTCCTCGACCTGGTAAAGCTCGCAACCAGGATCTTCGAATTCTTCTATAGATGACTCAAGATCTTCAAAAGCCTTCTGGAACTGCTCCTCATCATCTTCGGAGAGTTCATTATAAGTCTGAGAAACCATTCGCTTCAATTCTTTTATTGCACTAAGCATTTCATCTTTATCTGGAAAACGCTTAAATACTGCAATCTCTAAATTCGCTAAAGCCTGAACAGTCTGGAATTCCCATAAAAAATTCATGAGGAACTTATAAAGTTTCTCGTATTTGACCTGAAGGTCAGATGATGTAATTACTGTATTGGACACGTCATTACCTCAATTTTTATTATATGTAAATATAAGGTTACCCGAAGAGTTCCTTATGTAATTTCGCTATTAATTTATCTAAAGACATTATATCAGAGGTCTTAATACTTTCGATCTCTGCTAATAAATTCTGATCCTGGACACTAAATATGTAATTTTGATAGTAATCATCAAAATCCTGGTCTGGTAATTCTTTTATGTAGCACTTAATAGTATCTAACATAAATTAGGTTATCGTCTTCTTACTTTTCTTTTTAGCCTCTTCTTCGGTCCAAGGCAAAGCGGCCATCTTAGGCTGAAGCTGATGCATTACACCGTTACCGTTAAACGGATCTTTCGTATAGCATTCATACATTCTGCCATACACTTCTCGTTCTTCCTTGGTGTAATACCCCTTTTCCATACAATTCTTATAATTCTCTAGGAGTCTTTCCCTAAGGATTCCGGTTAAGGATTGTATGATCGCGTTCTGAATAACTGCAAGTTCCTTATCGTGCTTATCACGAGCTTCTCGATATTTAACAGTTTCTATATTTGCTTGCTGTAATAATTCTAAATCTTCTTTGAGATCTCGCATATCTTCCTTAAGACCATGCATATCTGCAGTGAGAGCGGTCATTTGTGTTGACATCTCAGCAACTTGATTTGCAGTCTTAGTAATTTGTGCCTCGGAAGTATCTTCTGCTTTCTTATCTTCCCTTTTAGCCATGAATTTAATTTTAACAAATTCCCAGAAGCCAGCTCCCCCAAATATTGCAGCTACTGTGATGAGGAACTGTGCTACTAATGTTCCCCAGTCAAGCTGTTGTGTTTCTGTGACAAGTTGAACTAGCATTTAAACTCTCTCCATATCTGTGAAGTCATTAAGTGTCTCTCTTCACTATTATACAAGGTTGAGGCGGAGCAATTATTTGCCCCGCCCCTGGTTACAGTATGGTAAACAGATGGAAAAATCAGATCTTATCACAAGCATCGATGTCATCGTCATCGTACTCTTCGTAATCTTCCTCATCAATATACTCTTCGTCCTCTTCCGGTGCGACATACTTCTCGAGCTTAAAGTACTCCTTTTCGTCGATCCAACCAGTGCCTCTGTTGAAATTGATCCAACCGACATTCTTACCCTTGTAGAAAATTGTCTGGTTGCCGCCCTTATCAGCGTCACCGAACTCAATGTTAGGGTCATTCATGATATTATTGAAAATCTGCTCCATGGTCTCACCCTTACGAGATCCCTGAGACTTCTTCTCAATATACTTATCTGTAAAACCCTTAGATACGAGCTGAGTAGCTTTGTTAGTAAACTTATTAGCTGATCTTACATATCTCTTCATGTCAGTATCTCCTTATGGATAATAGGTTATATTGCTATATAAGGTTGGCTACTAATGTTAACGATTACGAAGTATATATCTTACGTATCTTTAATACCAGGGGTAACAACTCCACAGGGATCTCAGTTTCCAAATGTTTATGATTTATATACACATCGTAGTACCATTGAAGTGCATCTATATCCACGGATAGCTGTTCCAGTGTCGGGATCTTAATGGTCTCTCCGCCGGCGTATTTACACAAAGTGATCAAATTCCTTGCTCCAATAATGCTAAAAAGTTCCGGGAGCCATGCAAACTCCGGTTCACCTTCCAAAGGGGGAAGCAGCTGCAGCAAATATTGAAAATCCAATTCTTCTTTTATAGAGAGGTCATCTTTCATGCTGCTTACTCTTTCTTATGCACTAAATAGTCAGCCAACCATTCGGCGGCGTTACAGGCATTCTTTTGTTGAGTATTAAAAGTTATCACATCCTGAAGTAGAGTAGCACACTCTTCACTATCTGCGATATGAAGAACATCCTTATTCAAGCAGTGAGAATCCCAATAGGGATGATCACTATATACAAATGTATGTGAGGGATTTACTCTCGGATCAAGAATAAAGAGTTCTCTCAAGGTTTCATAATCAATATCGTGATTTTGTGCAATGTTATAGAACTGTGTACAGAAACTAACCTTGGCAGCAATCCAGCTATTCTCCATAAACTTAACAAGTTCTGCGGTCTTACTCTCAACTATGTGAAAAGTATGTCTGGCATCATAGCAATTCTGAAGGACCTGTTGCACCATACGGCAGTGTGAGGGGAATCCTCCAAGGATAGTGAAGTTGAACTCAAAGTTATTGCAATGTTGAGTTCCCCCGTAGTATTCAGGGGAATAAACTATCTTCTTCCCGGTTTCAGCCATAAGGAGATCTGTAGTACCTACAGGGCAGGTGGATTTGATTACATATATGCCTGCAAGATTCTCATTAATTGCATTCCTAACCTCTGTAATGTCTAAACGGCTATTCTGATCTAATGGGGTATCTACACAAATAAATGCTATATCGTATGCTACCGGAGAATATACTAATGTCCCATCGCGCAAAACGTAATCGCAAGGTCGTTTAGTGTAGCTCTCCTTATACTTATCATAAATGATCGGATTTAATGCAGAAAGTTCCTTATGTAAATTTTGGCCTACAGTACCGTATCCAACAATTAAAACTTGTGGCTTGTCCATCACTCTAACTCCTCTATATGCTTTATCCACTCATCAAAAGTGAATTGCTCTAACATAACACCCTCAGTTAGCACACGGCGTTTGGTGCCGGCAATAACCTGATTACGAGTACGAGCATCTAAACCATTGAACAGATCCCTATGTTTCGCAAAATATTCCTTGAAGCACTTTTCTGTCTCATAGCGATATTTTGCATTCATCGGATCTAACCAGATGGGTTTATTAAGCATATAGTAAGTACCATATACCAGAGTAGCTACATAAAATTTAGCCTTATCCAGCATATTGCGTGTCATAAAGTCCTGGATTAGGTATGCATTGGAATAAATCATCCTAGTGTATGTTTTTAATACATACAAAGGATCTTTTCTACACACTGAATCATCTCTCCACTTCCAGAGATATATCGGCATAGGGCAATACTTCAGAGATTTAGCCGTATAAATAGCTAAAATATTGTAGCTGCCATCTTCGTGATATCTGATGTCAGGCTTCCACTGGATATCATTATCAATAAGATGCTGCCTGCGATAAACCTTACCGTGAACAAAAGTGGAATCTTTCTTATGGGGCATAAATAAGAGCCTACCAGAATTCCGATCCTTTACTTCTTCTATGAAGTCCGTAACCAGAGCATCAAATCCCTTACTAATAAAGGCAAAAATTGTGTTTAATGCCAAAACCGATAAAAACATATCATCGGCATCACAGAACATAACATAATCTGCTTTAGAATTATCGAATGCTTTTTGTCTTGTGGCACTTACACCTGCATGTTCACTTTTGATATATTGAATTCTAAAAGGATAACTATTTAAAAATTCATCACTTAAAAAGACGTCACTACCATCATTTACGATAATTACGCCAATATCTTTTAAATCAATTCCTTGTTGAATTG